TGGTGTTCGTAAAGTTAAAGATGGTGACCGCCTCGGTGGTGTTCACGTATCTGCTAATGATTTTGGCGATGACGATTTAGGCGATATGGACGATGACGATTTAATCTAAGGAGGCAATTATGGAGCTCAGTATTGATGTGGAAACGTATTCTGACTGCCCTATTAAATATGGGGCGCAGCGATACGTTGATGATACAACATTTGAAATACTGCTCTTTGCCTATAGCTTCGACGACGAGCCGGTCGAAGTAATTGATATGACAAAGGATCCACTACCCGAAAGGGTGGTGGACGCTTTGTATAACAAGGAAATTACAAAGACCGCATTCAACGCAGCATTCGAAATGCTTTGTCTAAAAAAGTACTTCCCTGATGCGGACTACACGAACTGGGAATGTACCTCTGTACTCGCTTTGTACTGTAGCTTACCGGCTAGCCTCGACAATGTGTCTAAGGCCTTGAAATTAGGAGAAGCCAAAGACTCAAGAGGTAAACGCTTAATTCAGTTCTTCTCCGTACCGCGTAAGCCAACTAAGACGAATCCTAAGACACGAAATATGCCAGAGGATGCGCCTGAAAAATGGGCGGAATACATTGAGTACAACCGCCAGGACGTAGTGGTAGAGAAGGCAATACGTAAACGCTTACTTTCGCTAAAACCACCGGCTATCGAGCACGAGTACTGGTTACTCGACCAAGATATCAACTGGCGGGGCGTGAAAGTAGATATGGAACTCGTCGATGCAGCGCTTGCTTGTAACGACGAAATCGTGGAAGAAGCTACCGAGTCATCCAAGATATTAACAGGATTAGAAAATCCGAACAGTACTCTGCAACTTAAAGAGTGGCTAACTGCAAGACTAGGATATGATCTAGAAACAATGAGAAAAGACGATGGATCAAGCCTCTTAGAACAGGATATCCCCTCTGATGTTCGCAAGGTACTACAAAATAGACAGGTGCTCGGTAATTCCTCCATCAAAAAATACTTGGCTATGAAAAACGCTGTATGTTCAGATGGTCGCATCCACGGCATGCTTCAGTTTTATGGGGCGATGCGAAGTGGACGATGGGCAGGCCGTGTAGTACAACTACAAAACCTCCCTCGTAACTACCTAGAAGATTTAGACACAGCACGGGAAATCCTTAAAAGTAGGGATGTAGAAATGCTAGACCTACTATACGGAAATCCTGGTGATGTGATTAAGCAGCTCATTCGTACCGCCTTAGTGGCGGAGGATGGGCACCGATTTATTGTAGCTGACTTTAGTGCTATTGAAGCCCGTGTTATCGCCTGGCTTGCTCACGAGCAGTGGCGCCAGGATGTATTTGCGCAAGGTGGTGACATCTACTGCGCATCTGCATCTAGCATGTTCCACGTACCAGTTGAGAAGCATGGCGTAAATGGGCATCTTCGCCAAAAAGGTAAGGTAGCAGAATTAGCACTCGGCTATGGTGGCGGTGTAGGAGCTATGAAAGCGATGGACACAAAAGGGGAAATTCCTGAGAAGGAACTGCCTGGTATCATCGAAGCTTGGCGACAAGCAAGCCCACGAATTACGAGATTTTGGAAAGATGCAGACAGCGCAGCAAAGCAAGTCGTGAAAACAGGAGAACCCGTACGAATTAGACAAGGCAATATTAAATTCTTTAAATCGAAAGGCTTCCTGTTCATCGAATTACCGTCCGGTCGTAGACTTGCCTATGCAAGACCTAGAATAGGGACTAACCGATTCGGCAGTGAATCGATTGAGTATGACGGCACGGATCGGGTTAAGAATACATGGGGCAGAGTTGAAACCTATGGTGGAAAGCTCGTCGAAAACATTGTGCAGGCTGTAGCAAGAGATTGCTTAGCCGCATCAATGCTACGGCTTTCTAAGGCAGGGTACAAAATTGTAGCCCATATCCACGACGAAGTGGTTATCGAAGCGCCTATAGGCGAAGGCAGTTTAGAAGAAGTTATAGATATTATGTGTGAACCTGAACCCTGGAATGAAGGGCTCATATTAAACGCAGCAGGGTTTGAGAACCCTTACTACATGAAGGATTAGGAGGACAATTCTTATGAAACTCTCAAAACAACAAATTCAACAACAACGCGAAGCAATCGACGGCTTATATGAACTAGTAAAAGACGCTCCTGCAAGCGAACGTAAAGATTCGGCTATGGCATACTGCGAGGGTTGTATTGCTGCTTGCGACCTCGCGCTTAAGGTATTAAATGGCAAGAAAGCAGAAGCCCCTAAGGTGGAAGAACCTGAAGCTACTCCAGCAGTAGTAGAAGAGAAACCCGAAGAAAAGCCAAAACGTAAACGTACTACTAAAAAGAAAGAAGCTCCAGTAGTTGAGGAAACTCCTGAAGAAGATGATTTAGACGATTTGTTATAAGAAAGGATAGCGCCTTATGAAGGTCTTATTCAATCTACAAGTACAAAGGCTGTACGACCTGGTACGGCGCAATCAAGTATCACCTTTTAACCCTGCAAGTTATTACCATGTACCTTGCGGGCACTCCTTCGCTAATCTTTGGCCAATGGAATCTAATGGGTTCGGGATAGTGCCTTGCCGGGAATCAGATGAGTTCTATTGCCCAAAATGCGGTGAGCGGATCAACGCTAAAGAATTTACTGCAGAAGTTGGATATAGCGCCACCGTTCCTTTATCCCTGGACCTATCAATTATAGATAGGGGTGATAAACTGGACGTGCAATTTGAATACGACACAGTGTATGCCGACGGCGATACAAGGATGATATACAAGGGCTATAAATCTCATGTCATCGATGTGGTACGGTTCGACTTCAAACAAAGAAAAACCTTTATCATACTTAAGAAACGCTCACGCAGCGACGTCGTCGAAGAATCGACGGTTTCTCCTGCGCGTTTAACAAATAGCCCTTTATCATTAGCTTGGTTTGTAGCCACTCCTGACTGCAGACTACATAACTACAGGGATGAGTTAAAATGTTTCGCTAAGGTGTTAAAAGAAGTGTTCTTCAAGAAGCTTTCAAAGGTAGTAGGGTATAAAGTTAAATCTATTAGACAAGGCGTACAGGTATCTAACAAGTATGGAGCTCTAGATAACCTACTTCATAACTTAGTATGGAAATTACAAGCTCCGGATGCACCAGCTATCAATGATAGTCTTAAACGAGACTATGATGACTTCTATAATCGGAAATTCCCTAACGAGACACTTGGTATGGGTAATGTATTAGAGTTAACGATAAAAGGTGAGTCATTTGTAAAGGCCTTAATCAAGTCCCATAACTTACCTGATACCCGATGGGTTCGTCGGTTATTACACGATAGACCGTTCTTCTATGCGAAGATCATCAAAGTTATGGCTACGTTATTTAAGAACAAGGACTACCAAAAAGCTATGGTCGATGTCGTTAAAGATAACGCTGATAATACAAGTTATATTCAGTCTTGGCCATTATGGCGCGATGACCGTGATTTATCTGTCATCCGTAAATTTGTTAATATCCTTAGCCATCAATACGGTGAGCGCCAGGCGTTCTTATTCATTAGAAATGCGCCTTCCTATCACGATATCAGAGATACAGCTAGTATGTATTTTGAGTTATCAAGAAGTCGCCGTAAAGAGGTATGGGGCGGTCGCATCCAGGTGCGCAACCTACATGACACAATCTCGAGAATGCAAAAGTTCGACAAAGTAGAAGACGAAATCGTGCAGCAGCGTAAAGCACATCGCGCTTTAGCTGACATGGTTAACGGTTACCGCTTTATGGCCATCGGTTCTACTCACGGCATCATTGATATGGGTATTCAGCTTAATAACTGTGTAAGCTCCTATATCAAAAAAGTAAAAGCAGAAACGTGTGCTATCGTAGGTGTCTATAAATGTAACGAGCCTGTAGCGTGTATCGAGGTCAACCCGGTTAATGATGCGGATGACTTCGTAGAGATACACCAGGCTAAACTTAAAAACAATCGTGGCGTATATGAAGACCACGATATCAACGGAGCTGTAACGCAGTGGGTATCATCTCACGGCTTATGCGTTCCGGCGTATGTACGAGATATCCAGTTTGCGAAGGGAGGAGCGATGTAATATGGATACAAATATCATCATAGCTACGGGCAGAAGTCGCTCCGCCCGTAGCTGGAAGTCTCAGAAAATGACTTGGAGTGCTTTGGCCAATAAATTGGCCGAGCCTACTGTAACGAATGAAACGGCTGCTGAATATGCCAAGATGTCTAAAGCTGATCAAGGCCAAAAGAAAGACGTCGGCGGTTTTGTAGGTGGTTATATCCCTAATAAAGGTAGACGGGTTAGAGGCTCTGTTAAAGAGCGATACCTTATTACTCTTGATGCGGATAACCCTGGCGAAGATTTTATCGTGGATCTAGATATGGAATTAGGCGGTATGGAGTACGTACTGTATAGTACGCACAGCCACACAGCTGACCATCCTCGTTATCGCGTGATTATCCCAGTCGACAGACCTATGACACCGGATGAGTATCAAGCAGTCTCGAGACGAATTGCGGATAACATCGGTATTGAGTTCTTCGACCCTTCCACGCACCAGGCTGAACGACTTATGTATTGGCCAAGTCATCCAAAGGACGTCGAGTATGTGTATCAACACAGCGAAGGCTCACTTGTTTCAGTAGATACCTATTTGAGTACCTACAGAGACTGGCGTGATACGAGCCTTTGGCCAACATCTGATAAGGAATCACAAATTCGCCTTGATGCGGCTAAGAAGCAAGGCAACCCATTAGAGAAAAAGGGCCTTATCGGTGCTTTTTGCCGGAGTTACAGTATCACGGAAGCGATACATAAGTTTCTCCCCGAAGTCTATGAGCCTACAGCAGTCGAAGACCGGTACACATACGCAGCCGGTAGCTCTGTAGGTGGCTTAGTGATTTATGATAACGACACTTTTGCTTACTCCAACCATGCGACTGACCCCATCAGCGGTAAACTTGTCAATGCGTTTGACCTTGTCCGGATCCACTTATTCGGAGATAAGGACCCAGCCGATGAGACCAGCGTCACCAAATTACCGAGTTACAAAGACATGATAGACTTTGTCAACGAAGACGGCGCTGCACCAATCCTGCTCGACAAAGAACGTATGGCGGATATGGAGTTCGAGGCTATCACGGACGATGACGAAGACTTTTTATCAAAGTTAAAGCGTGATAAAAACGGTACTCCTGAGTCTGATGTATACAACTGTTTAGTAGTACTTAAACAGGACCCTTCTTTAAAAGGTAAAATTCGACTTGATGAATTCGCACACCGGTTAGTTGTGGTTGACGATTTGCCGTGGCGAGGTAAGGATGAAACCCCTTACTGGACCGATACCGACGATGCGTGCTTACGAAACTACTTCGCTACGAAATACCTTATTAAGGGCAAGGGCATTATCGATGATGCGCTCCAGGAAGTAACGCAAGATAATAAGTTCCATCCTGTGCGTGAGTACTTAAAGGAATTGACCTGGGACGGCGAATGTAGACTTGATACTCTCTTCATCGAGTATATTGGTGCAGAGGATACGGAATACATTCGAGCAGTTACTCGTAAATGGATGTGTGGTGCGGTAGCTCGTGTTATGGATCCAGGAGTTAAGTTTGATACAGCGATTGTGTTATACGGTTCTCAAGGTTTAGGTAAGTCCCTTATCTTGGAGCGGTTAGGCCGTAAATGGTTCAACAACTCACTCGTTGATATCAAAACCAAAGACGCCCTAGAACAAATTCAAGGCTCCTGGATAGTCGAACTTGCCGAACTGGCACCGACCTACAAGAACGATAATGAAATCGTTAAAGCTTTTATCAGTCGTACCTCTGACCGGTTCCGTTCTCCGTACGATAGACGGACCGAAGAGTATCCTCGCCAGTGTGTATTCGCTGGTTCCACTAACAACCTTATGTTCTTAAAAGACCGTACCGGTAACCGCCGATTTTGGCCAATTACTGGCGATAAGGACCGGAAGACAAAGAACTCCTGGGACTTGTCAAAGGATGAAATTGACCAATTATGGGCAGAAGCGTTCACGTATTGGTCTGAAGGTGAGCCATTAGTTCTTGAGGGAGCACTTGAAGAGGAAGCCCTTAGAATTCAATTATCACACACAGAAGGTGGTGAACTCGTAGGTCTTATTGAAGAGTACCTCGACATGTTACTTCCTGAAGACTGGGAAACAATGGATATCTACGATAGACGAGATTATGTCGCTAATTATGGCGATGACGATCATTGTGGTTCAGTGCAGCGGGAGCGGGTGTGTGCCCTTGAGATATGGTGTGAAGTGCTTGGCGGGGACAGGAAGAACCTGCAGAACGCAAAGGCAAGAGAGATTATTGATATCTTGCAATCAACGCCAGGCTGGAACCCGTACACAAAAGGAACAGGAAAGGCGCGTTTTGGCAGGCTTTACGGCCCACAGAGAGCGTTTATAAAGGATGGTACAGACCTCCTATCAATGTATAAACGAAATCATGGTAAGTAGGTGTGTCCAATTATTTGAGGTGTGTCCAATTATTTTATAGGTACGAATTTTCGTAAAAATATTTATTCAAGCCTATACATCGATACATTTTGATATAGTGCAATAATTGGACACACTAAACACGTCTGGACACACTAATCGGACACGGGCAAAAAGCAGATAACTGCTAATCTAAATAGTAAAGTGTATCTAGTGTGTCCAATTATTTATATAAAAATAAAAAAATAAATATATGAATAATTGGGTGTATATATATAAGCGTAAAAAACGCAAATACGCGTATATATATATGTTGGAAAAAAATTGGGCACTTCGGACACACCCCCCCCCATAAATCCAGTATTGGCGCGGGTTCATAGGCGTGTCCGAGGGTGTGTCCAATCATTAAATGAGAACGAGGTGAGAACGTGGAAAAAGACATCGAACGATGGTTAGGAAATCAACTCAAAAAATTGGGGTGTATATATATGAAATTCGTGTCACCTGGAAATGATGGTGTCCCGGATCGGATTATTGTACTTCCTGGAGGCGGTGTTATATTCGTCGAATTAAAGGATACAAACGGAGAGCTAATGGCTAACCAACGGGTACAGATTTCACGATTACGAAAGCAAGGTGCTTTGGTGTTTGTAGTAACCGGGATGTCTGATGCCAAGTTATTTGTTGAAGATATGGAAAGGGCGATACATGGACTTTCATCCACACGAGTATCAAAGCATTGCAATACAACGAATCATTGACAATACTCATTACGGCTTGTTACTGGATATGGGGTTAGGTAAAACCATATCTACACTCATTGCGATTGACCGGCTTATGTATGACTACTTTGACATTAAAAAAGTATTACTCATCGCACCTAAGAAGGTAGCAGAGTCTACATGGGCCCAAGAATCGCAAAAATGGAGTGCTACACGGCGTTTAACGGTGGCTAAGGTGTTAGGTTCCGAGAAGGAACGCATACATGCCTTAGAGAGTGAATCTGACATGTATGTGATAAATCGTGAAAACGTGCAATGGTTATATGAGTACTACTATAAGAAAAAATCGTTCCCTTTCGACATGTTAGTTATTGATGAGAGTTCTTCGTTTAAGAATCCACAGGCTAAACGGTTTAAGGCGATACGAAAACTCCGTCCTCTGTTTAAGCGTATCGTCATTTTAACAGGTACACCGGCACCGAATACGTTACTTGATATTTGGGCGCAGATGTACCTACTAGATGGCGGTGAACGATTAGGTAAAACGATTACCGAATATCGAACCCGGTATTTTACACCGGACAAAACAAACGGACACGTCGTGTATAGCTACCGACTACTGCCTGGCGGTGATAAGGCGATATTCAGCAAGATGCAAGATATCTGTATGAGCTTAAAAGCGAAAGATTATCTTACACTACCTGAACGTATCGAGAATGTCATCACAGTAGAGATGAGCCCGAAAGAATGGGAAATCTATAAACAGATGGAACGCGAGCACGTGCTTAGTTTAGCCAGTGATGACGATGTGAGTGCACTTAATGCCGCAGCACTCGCCGGTAAATTGTTACAACTGGCGAATGGATCCATTTATAACGATGAAGGTGAAATCGTAGTTGTCCATAACGAAAAGATTGAACGCTTGAAAGAATTAGTGGAAACGAATGAAGGAAAACCGATGCTAGTGTTCTACAACTTCAAGCATGACCTTCAATCTATCAAAGAAGCATTCCCAAAAGCGGTCGAGCTAAAGACTGATGACGACGTGGCCAACTGGAACAAAGGCAAGATACAGATGTTACTTGCACATCCCGCATCAGCAGGGTACGGCTTAAACCTACAAGCCGGCGGCAATATCATCGTATGGTATGGGCTGACATGGAGTCTTGAACAATACCAACAAGCTAATGCGAGACTACACAGACAAGGACAAACACAACCAGTGATTATCCACCACCTAGTAACAAAGGGTACGATGGACGAGCAAGTCATGAAAGCATTAGAACGTAAAGAAGCGGGGCAAGATGCCCTCTTAGAAGCTATTAAATATCGTAAAGAATTGTATAAGGAGTAGAGCTGTGCAAAAGAAATGTAGACGATGTGGAGATACATTCACAGTAAGAACACACGAGGAATATTGCCCTGAATGTGAAATAGTAATGACACCACCTGGTGTGAGTAAAGAGTTAACCTGTGAAGGATGCGGGGTGACATTCGTTCATAAAAAGGAAAAGGCGCAAGGTCGTTGGCCTAAATATTGTCCGGAGTGTCTACCTAAATACTCTAAGGTGCCTAAGAAGAAGGAAGTGCAAGCTATTGCAGAAAAGGTAGTCAAAACTATCGAGGAGTCTGAAGTTAAGGTGGTTCCTAAGAAAGAAGATGTTATCAACCACCCTTCACACTACACACGCGGTAAGATTGAAGTTATTGACTTTATCGAGGATCAACAACTTCCTTATCATCTAGGTAATGTTATCAAGTACATCGCAAGAGCAGGGTATAAGGGTGATAAATTGGAAGACTTAAAAAAAGCACGATGGTACTTAGACCGATACATCAATGAGGTAATGCGGCATGAGTGACTATAAAGAAAAGGCATCGGCGTATCTGCAAGATATAAAGATGATAGCCATTCGTATTCAATCGCTACGGCAAGATATTCGCAAACTGCAGTATGACATTATCACCTTATCGGCGATTGATTATTCCAAAGACCGAGTATCGGGGGGCGGTACTCCAGTAGGGCTTGAAGGCGATGTGGCTAGACTTGTTGATACAGTCGATACCAAAAAACGGGAGATAGCAAAGCTTATTGCTAAAAGGGAAGAAGCAAGGGCTTTAATTGAACAGATAGAATGTATACCGGGGCGTATTATATTAGCGCAAGAATACATAAACGGGGCATTCCCTAAGAAAGTACAAGCGATGATACATTACGAAAAAAGCAGTTACTTCAATTTAAAAAATAAAGCGTTGAACGAATTAGGGGAGCTTCTTTCACAGTGGAGTACTTTGGAGTGTTTTGGAGTATTTTGGACTTAAATGAACCGACTTGACATAGTATAATGTAGTTGTGAAAGGTGTCATTAGTCATCTAACACGAATCCTCTCTTATACACAACTCGGCAAAAAGCACGGTGATGACGACCGTGCTTTTTGTTGTATGTAACATTGTAAATACAGGGGCCCGTATTTATGGTGTAGGCGATCGCGTAAGCTAAGGAGGGGGAATATGTAAAAATGAAATTTACCGCACAGTGAAACCAGGGCGAGCCGAATATGTCCACATACATTTCAAAGCTTATACATTATGAGCTTGCCCTGTATCGTTGTACGCTGACATCTGATGACTAGAACTAGTAGTCCTCCAATAGCTATATAGCCTAACAACAACCAACTAGTCATCGGATTTGAGCGTACAAAGTATTAAGGTGAAAAGGTATGAGCACAGAAGTCAAATGTATTAAACGTAAATGCCTGAATAACAAGAACGGCGTTTGCACAGCAAAACTAATTGAATACGACGGCCTGTGTCAAACGTATATCACACATGACCATGCACACAAAAGTAATTGTGGATTATGCACTCGTTCGCACGGCCGATTTAAGAGAAACAGCCGTGATGTATTAAGATAGCCAGGAGGTGAGATAGTGGCTGCATTAGCAAATAAACGACATGAAAAATTTTGTCATGAGTACATCAAGGATATGAACGCTACACAGGCTGCTATTCGCACTGGTTATTCTAAGAATACAGCTAATAGAATAGGTAGTCGCTTGTTGTCAAATGTTGATATCAAAGCAAGGGTCAAAGAGCTCCGTGACGCCTACTTCAACGAAAACATCATGACGGCTCAGCAGGTCGAGTATGAGTTAACAAGGATAGCCCTGGGGCTCTCAAATGAAAAGCAAGTGGTTATCGAAGGTACAGGGGAAGGATGTTCCGAAGCCCGCATTATCGATAAACCGCCGGACGAGAAGTCAAGACTAAAAGCCCTTGAACTTATGGCCAAACGTCATAGAATACTCAGCGGTGATACAACTATCGATATTAAGCCTGTACTTATCGTAGGTGGTGACGATATTGCAGACTAATAGAGTGTACTTGCCTGATATCGTCGGCAAGGGATACGGTGCTTTTTGGCGGTTTAAAGGCCGTTATAAAGTAGTCAAGGGCAGTCGTGCCAGTAAGAAGTCTTCTACACAGTCTCTAAAAGTTATCATAGAGATAATGGAGAACCCTTGTATAAACTGGCTAGTCGTTCGTAAGACAGAACGGACTTTGCGTGATAGTTGTTTCGCGCAACTCAAATGGGCTATGCGCCAGTTGAAGGTGGAGCGGTACTTCAAATGTTCCGTATCGCCACTTGAGATAACGTATATTCCAACGGGGCAGAAGATTCTATTTCGTGGTCTCGATGATCCTTTAAAGGTAACGTCCATTACTGTTGAAGTCGGTGCATTGTGTAGGCTATGGATTGAAGAAGCTTACGAGATTATGAGTGAAGATGCCTTCAACAGACTGGATGAATCTATTCGTGGTCAGTTGCCTGACGATTTGTATCACCAGGTAGTCTTAACTTTTAACCCGTGGTCCGATAGACACTGGTTAAAGAAGCGCTTTTTTGATGAACCCAGTGAAAACGTGCTAGCCATGACTACGAATTACCTGTGTAATGAGTTCCTGAGTGAATCTGACTTAGTGTTATTCGAAGAGATGAAGAAGAACCCTAAGCGGTATCAAGTAGCCGGCTTAGGCAACTGGGGCGTTGTTGAAGGCCTGGTTTACGAAAACTGGAAAGAACAAGAATTTAGTGTTGATTATATTAGAGGTCAAACCGGTATCAAGTCCGCGTTTGGCCTTGATTTTGGTTATACGGTAGACCCTACAGCGTTAGTGTGCATGCTTGTTGATATGGAGTATAAGAAAATCTACATATTCGATGAGCTGTACGAAACAGGGCTTACTAATCAACAATTAGCATCTCGTATTATTGATATGGGATACGCAAAAGAGAAGATTCGAGCCGATAGTGCCGAGCCTAAATCCATTGAGGAATTGTACCAGGCAGGGTTAAAAGGAATAACAAGGGCACGCAAGGGTAAAGACAGCATACTAAACGGTATTCAGAGAATACAAGACTACGAATTAATCGTTCACCCAAGATGCGTTAATGTGCTGCGTGAATTATCCACATACCAATGGGCGAAGGATCGCTTTGAGAAATACACAGGGAAACCTGAAGACGAAAATAACCATGCAATGGATGCTATGCGGTATGGTTTGGAAGATATTAATGTAGAAAGGTGGTCGTTTGATTGATATTATCTCAGCTGTGGGACCGCATCATAAAAGGTTCAGCGACTATGTCGGAACGCGAGTTCCTACAAGCACAACTGCGTAAATTTCTAGGTAGCGAACAGCGGAAAACGATGTGTACTGCTATCGATTATTATGACGGTAAACATGACATTTTGAATAAGCAACGATACGTTATTGGCGAGGGTAACACACGAATAGCGTTACAGGGCGTTCCTAATAATCAGATTGTGGATAACCGATTTGATGATTTAGTAGACCAAAAGGTTAACTACTTATTGTCTAAGCCATTAGATATTAATGCAGATGATGACGAGCTAGATAAGATGTTTGGTATTCAGTTCCAGCGTTTATTGAAGTCCGTCGGTAAGTTCGCAACGATGGCGGGTAAGGCGTATATTCACCCTTACATTGGTATCGATAGCACGCTAAAGTTTAAGATGATGAAACCGCATCAGGTCCTACCATTTTGGGCAGATGAGGAGCACACACAACTAGATGCGTTCTTATACTTATACGATATTGAGTATTACACAGGGCTAGAAACTAAGACTATTCACAAAGTCGAATACTACACACCGAATGGTATTCAGTATTACACATGGGATATGGAGCGGTTACTTCCTGATCCGGATAAAGAAAACACTGCCAATTTTGCTATTGCAGATAAACCATATAACTGGGAACGTATTCCTCTTATTATGTTCCGTGCAAATGAATTCGAGCAACCGCTTATTGATAAGGTTAAGTCCTTACAAGATGCACTCAACCGGTTACTGTCTAACTTCCAGGACAATATGGAAGAGGATATCCGCAGCACAATTTTGATTTTGCAGAACTATGACGGCGAAAATCTCGCTGAGTTCCGTCAAAATCTTGCATCGTATGGCGCAATTAAGGTTCGCACAGTAGATGGTGTCAATGGTGATGTGAAAGCCTTAAAAATAGAGGTGAATAGCGACAATTACCAATTACTGATTAACATTTTGCGTAAAGCTATTATCGAGAACGGCCGGGGCTTTGATGCTAAGGACGATCGTATGGCTAACAATCCTAATCAGATGAACATTATGTCCATGTACTCTGATATTGATTTAGATGCCAATGAAATGGAGCTAGAGTTTAAATCTAGCTTGCACGATTTGATGTGGTTCGTTAACACGTATCGTGGCTTAACTAATCAAGATACCGTTGAAGAAGTGGACTTCATATTTAATCGTGACCTACCTATCAATGAAGGCGATACGATTAACAACTGTAAAAACTCCGTTGGTATCATCTCCAATGAAACCATTATTGCAAATCATCCGTGGACAACAGATGCTGCGGAAGAACTTGCAAAAGTAAAAAAGGAACAGTCCGAAGTGGCAGCAGATTTTGTTGTACCGAACGGCGGTGAGGCAGATGGCGAATGATTACTGGGAGAAACGGTATGAGCGGTTACTAGATGAATCGTTTCAAAAAGCGAATCTCACTGATGCGGAAATCAAAGCAAACTACGCCAGGGCGTTACGCAGGATAGAAAAGGCTATCAACGATTGGTATCGTAGGTTCGCCACAGAAAACGGACTTCAACTAGCCGAAGCAAGGAAACTACTAAACGCCTACGAGATGAAAGCCCTTAAAATGGATTTGGCTGAGTTTAAGGCAGAAGCTAAGAAACTCGGTGTATCTGAAGAACATCAACAAATGCTATCAAACGCATCCATTCGTGAGCGGTTAAGCCGTGAACAGATGCTATATATCAACGTAGTTCATGAGCTCGAAATACTGGCTCAAAAGCAGAGTGTTTCACTTAACGACCTATTGAAAGACGTGTATCAGTCCTCCGCGTATAAGTCCGCATATACAGTGCAGACGCAACGCGGAGAATACTCACCGATTAATACGATTGATAGTAAGCGTGTAGATAGCGAGGTTCACAGTCAATGGGCTAGCGATGGCAAGGACTTCAGTAGTAGGATTTGGGGCGATACAAGTAAGCTAGTAGCTAACTTGCAGAATGATTTCACCCAAGCCCTTATTATTGGGCAAGGGGCAGACACGATGGCAGATAATCTGCATAAGCGGATGAAGACATCATACAGTAACGCTAAGCGGTTAATCGAAACGGAGACGGCACGGGTTCACGAGCAGGGGTTTCTTGATAGCGTGAAAGACCTGGACGTCGAGGAGTTAGAGATACTGGCTACACTCGATAGTCATACTTCTTCCATCTGCAGGCACATGGATCGTAAACGTGTCAGAGTCGTAGATGCTAAACCAGGCGTAACCGTTCCGCCGTTCCATTGCTATTGCCGGTCAACTACAATTCCATATATTCCTGGACTCGAAGGCACTCGAACAGGTAGAAACCAGGACGATAAGAGTACTGATTTTGACGGAGCGATTACCTACGAGGAATGGGAAAAAGAATATATCAATTAGCAGCGGAAACGCTGCTTTTTTATTGCCATTTTAGTATTGTTGGGCGATAACTAACAAGACCGTAGCCGTGAGGTGTGGCTCACGAAAATAAAGCGAAATGGGTATTTTTTAAGGAGGTCACTATGACTAAGGAAGAATTGTTAGCACTAGGATTAACTGAAGAACAGACTGCTAAGGTCGTTGAAGACTATGGCAAGAATTATGTGTCTAAGGATCAATTCAATGCTAAAAATGAGGAACTCAAATCCGTAAAAGGAGAACTCACGACTCTTAACAGCGAGATTGATAACCTCAAAAAATCTAATGCAGATAATGCGGAGCTTGCGAAACAAATTGAAACGATGAAAGCTGATGCAGAAACTCGTAAAGCTGAATACGAGGGCAAAATCGCACAACTTGAAATCGACAATATTGTGAACGTAGCATTGTCTAATGCAAAAGCTAAAAACAACGTTGCAGTCCGTGCGCTATTGGATTTAACCGATGCAAAGGTGAAGGACGGCAAAATCAAGGGATTAGATGAACAACTTGCTGAAGTTGCTAAAGCTAATCCTTATTTATTTGGGGAAGCGTCCGCCCCTAAAGGTGTAGCGCCTGGTAACCCCGGCGGTAAAGCACCAAGTGGCGCAGTAACTAAAGAAGACTTCGCTAAAATGACGTACTCTCAACGGGCGGAGTTATTCGCAAACGATATTGATCTTTACCATTCATTAACAGGAGGAAACGCTAATGAATAAACAATTCTCTTTTAATTTACAAACGTTCGCAGCAGGTCCTACGCAAACTACTAATGTAGTTAACCCTCAAGTAATGGCGGACATGGTATCCGCAGGTTTACCAAAAGCTATTAAATTTACTTCTATCGCTAAAATCGATAACAAATTGGCAGGCGTACCTGGTAACGAAATCACTATTCCAGCATGGGGCTACATTGGTGATGCGGAAGACATCGCAGAAGGTGTAGAAGTAACTGCAACTCAAATGTCCACATCCGTTGCTAAAGCTAAGATTAAAAAAGCAATGAAACGCGTTGATATCACAGATGAAGCTAAATTGTCCGGCTATGGCGACCCAGTAGGCGAAGCTACACACCAATTACGTTTGTCCTTGGCTTCTAAAATCGACCAAGACGTAGTAACAGCTCTTGGCGGTGCGACTCTTACTGTAACTGATACAAAAGTTATTTCCTACGAAGGTGTCGTTAACGCAGTAGATAAATTGAACGAAGAAGACTACGTTGAAAAATATTTGTTTGTAGCACCTTCTCAAATTACTGCACTTCGTAAAGACGCTAACTTCATTGATAAAACAAAATACGGCAATGACGTTATGATGACAGGTGAAATCGGTATGATTGCAGGCTGTCGTGTTGTAACATCTCGCCGCATCAATGACACAGGCGCAACTGTTGATAACTTCATCGTTGGTGTAACTGCAGAAGTGGAAGACGGCACACCTGTATTACCAGCTGTAACAATTTACATCAAACGTGATGTTATTGTTGAATACGATCGTGTTCCTGAAAAAGGTTTGGACAAATTCGTTGCTAACGAACACTACGTTGTTGCATTGACTAACCAATCCAAAGTTGTAAAAGCTACATTCAAAAAATAGTAGGTGAATGATATGACCACGAAAGAGACAGTTTTACAAATTCTTGAATCGTGGCTTGGGTATGATGCAATTTCTGATATAAATATCATTGAGTATATGATTGATGCGGAAACACAACATATCCTCAATGATATCAATCAGAAGGAATTACCTAGCGAATTACAGCACGTTCTCGTATATCGTGTAATTGGCAGCTATATCACCACAAACAAAAATAAATTGATTGAAGCTGACGGAGAAACGGCGAGCTCCATTAAAATGGGCGATACCGAAGTTCAATTTAAAGGAACAGACAAAGCATCCCGTCTCCAAGAATTGGCCACCGCTTTGAGTGGATATGGAAGGGGTGACCTAGCGTGCTTCCGACGGCTAAGATGGTAGACGCTGCTAGAAAGCAGTTAGAACGATTATACGATTGTACGTGTTATGTTATCTCCGAAGTGGATGCAATGGACCCCGATACTGGAATTATGAGTAAAACTGCCAGTAGAGAGGGCCCTTTTGCTTGTAGAATTAGCTATAAAACTCTCTCTACAGGTCAAAACGCTGAGATTGCGAAATTTAGTACCACCACGGTGCTTTTCACCGCTCCGGAGGTAATCATACCAAATGGGGCTCGAATTGAGCTTATAGGGCGAAATACGAAGCAACTTTTTCGCAGTGCCTCGATTTCTGCGCGATATGACACCCATCAAGAGGTGCAACTCGAAAATTTAGAGGTGCATTGACATGGGCGTTGAATTTAACATGGAAGATTTTGCTGAATTTAATCGAAGCCTGGTCAAACTGAGTCAATCAGGCAGCCTTCAGAATTTCAACAAGCAAGTTGTGAAGGAAATGGCTAGCGTGTATGTGCGTGAAGCTAAATTGAACACACCTGTCGGAAAACGATCGGTTAAATTCATGCAAAACGGCAAAGTACAAACAAAGTACTTTGACAGCGAGCATACCCGCCAATCGTGGAGTGTTGGTAGATATCAACTGAACGAAAAAACCGGACGGGTTGAGGTGTTTAACACGTCCTCTTACGCCTCGTTCCTTAATGATGGCCATCGGCAAGAAGTTGGGAGATTTCTTCCGTGGATAGGTCAATCTAAAGGCGGAGTTATGCAAGGTGGTAGACTGAAAAAGCCTTGGGTAGATGGAGCGTACATGCACGAGAAAGCTGAAAAGGCACTCAGTAAAAACGCTAAACGTATTATGGAAATTACATTAAAGAAATGGATTGAAAAGCATGGTGGATTCTGATGTATTAACAGCCGTATCTAAAGCCGTACATACGGCACTTAACGTGCCTATATACCTAGAATTCAAAGAAAACAATATGACATTCCCTTGCGCATATATCAAGGTGATTGAACCTAGCATGGGTAGACATGTCGGTGATCTTTATAACACTTCTTTGGATTTGGACATCATGTATTACGCCAATAATCTTGATGTGGTTACTGATACGCGAAAACTCATTGATATTCCTAGTGTGCTGTACCTACTGCTTGAATTTGTACAAGTGGGGGAACGTACAATTATGGGCACTGGAATGAAATACAAGATTTCAGATGGCGTGTTACACTTCTTCGTAACGTATGAGAACATACTACGAAAAGTGGCCAAACCTATTGAACGTATGAAGCACATGGAATTAACAGAAAGGGTAAAAGATGGCAGATGAAAAACAAACAGCCGAGGTAACGGCTGAACAACAATTTGATGCTTACGCTATCATTGCATCTGACAAATACAGACGGTATCGTGATTTACTCACTTGCCTTCTTAACGAAGATGAAATGTATACGGAAAGCGACATTGATAAGATTTTAAATCAGGCATTAAAAACGCCTGTGAAAGGTTAGTGAAATATGGCATTAGGTGGTGGCACATTCTTATTCCACAATAAAGTATTGCCAGGTACTTATATTAACTTTGTATCCAAAGACCGAGCATATGCAGAAGTATCTGACCGCGGCTTTGGTGCGATGATGCTCTCCTTTGATTGGGGCCCAAGTGGTGAAGTGTTCCGTGTAGATAACGACACATTCCAAAAGGATTGTCAAAAATACTTTGGTTATGACTACGGCCATGACAAAATGAAGGGCTTACGTGATTTATTCCGTGGCTTGAAAACTGGTTACTTCTACCGCTTAAATTCCGATGGCGCACAGGCTACAAGCACAATCGGTAAAGCAAAATATAAAGGTATTCGTGGTAACGATTTGGGTGTATCTGTTCAAGCTGATCCAGATAACGCAGGTAAATTTATCGTAACTACTTACCTCACTACAGGCGATGTTCGTAAAGCAGTAGATATTCAAAAGAACTTGAAGGATGCGACAGAATTACAAGATAACGATTATATCGTATTCACTAAAACTGGCGCATTAACTACTACAGCTTACACTGCATTATCCGGTGGTACTAACGGTACTACAATTACTGCTAAAAACTACCAAGACGGCGTTGATATGCTTGAACCTTACTACTTCAATACGTTGGGTTACGCTGGTGCGGACGACACAATTAAGAACTTGCTTATTGCATTTACTAAACGTTGCCGTGAACAAAGTGGCGCTAAATTCCAATTAGTGATTCACGGTAAGACCAAGGTCAACTATGAAGGTGTTATCTCCATCCTTAATGACGTAACCGATGAAGGTGCTGAAAAAGGCTCTTTGGTGTACTGGACATTAGGTCAAGAAGCATCTTGTAATATCAATGCTACTGTAGGCAACATGATCTACGATGGTGAATACACTGTAAACGTTAAGTACAAACAGTTCGAACTTGAACAAGCTATCAAAGACGGTATGTTTATGTTCCACAATGTCACTGACTCCGTTGGTGGTAATATCCAAGGCGACGTACGTGTATTGAAAGATATCAACACATTTACTGAATTCAGTAAAGCTAAAAACCGCGACTTCTCTCTTAACCAAGTCATTCGTGTATTGGATAACTGGGCAGTTGACGGTGCTAGATTGTTCAATAAAACACATCTTGATAAATCCCCTAATGACCAAGCTGGTCGTGAGTCCTTATGGGGCGACCTTGTATATCTTGCTGAGCAGTATCAAAAAGTACGTGCTATCCAAAACTTCGATGATAAGGATATCCCGGTACCTACGCAAGGTGATAACAAGGAAGATGTATTGGTTAACGTACAATTACAGCCAACTGTGGCTATGGAAAAATTGTACATGACTGTTGTAGTAGCCTAGGAGGATAACGTATGGAAAATGAAATTTTAGACGCATTGAAAACGATGGATGCAGCTGACGTTGTTTCTTCTAAATTAGCGTCTTGCTATATCGTAGAGAACGGTAATAGATATTTACTGTTTCAAGCTAAGAAACTTAGCGCAAAAATTAAAAAGAATAAAGAAAAAGTGGCAATCTTGGGCCGTGTCGGTGCAGGCAATAAGTCTACCTCCGTAGAATACAGCGGTAGCTTAACGATTTACCACAACACAGCTTTATTCGATAAGATGGTTGAAAAGTACTTGAAAACCGGTGTGGATACATACTTTGACATGCAAGTAGTTAACAACGATCCAACTTCTAAAGCAGGTCGTCGTTCTGTAATTCTAAAAGGCGTGAACCTTGACGAATTAACAGCAGCTGAATTCGACGCTGAAGGCAAATACATCGAACAAGAACACAACTTCACTTATGAAGGTGTTAAATACGTTCAACACTTTAATGAATTAGACGGGATGCAAGCCTAGTGCTTGCTCCCTTTTTTTTAGGAGGTTTTTACAATGGCTGAAAATTTAAGCGCATTCCTTAAACAAAACGTTGATGTAGTCAATGAGACTGAATACGTAGCATCTAAACGTATCAAAGTGAATGGTGAGCCAGTAGCATGGAAGATTAAAACATTGGCTACTGATGAAACAGAAAAAATGCGTAAGAAATACACTAAACGTATTACTGACCGCATCACTCGTCAATCTGAAGAACGCTTCGATGCGACTGCATACAACGAAGATGTGCTATCTAAGGCAATCACTTATCCTAATCTTTATGATGCGGAACTTCAAGATAGCTGGGGCGTTACTGAACCAGTTGAGCTTGTAAAAGCAATGCTCACACCAGGTGAATATGCAGACCTTTTGGCAGCAGTAACAGAAGCCCAAGGCTATGATGTAGGCATGGAAGATAAGGTAAAAGAAGTAAAAAACTCCTAGAATCCAATGAAACAGAAACGATGTTCGCATATTTGGCATTTGTTAAATACCATATGCGACCTTCTGTTTTTGCGGATATGGACATGAATGAAAAGGCTGTAGTAATTGCCTTTATTCAGCAACATGCCAAAGACGAGCAAGATGAAATGAATAAGGCAAAAAGGGGGTAATGAATGGCTACACTTTCTAACTATATAAGCCTCTCTACTAATATTCCTAATGCTATGAACGCAGCCGCAAACGCAACAACTAAAGCCTATCAATCCATGAACACGCTACATAATAAGATGAACGGTGTATCGAATGCTAGTGAAACACTAAAGGCTAGCATGGGTGGTATCATGAACAGCTTCGCCGGTAACCTGTTAGCTAGTACTGTGATGAATGGCATTGGCGCTATAAAAGGCGCCATCGAATCGATTCAAGATACTGCTACAGAATGGGCACAGGTGCAAGCTCGCCTTAAATTGGTAGCCGGTAGCCAGGAAAATGCTATTTACCTAAATAAGCAGATATTTGAATCCGCACAGCGTGCAAGAGGCGGGTATTTGGAAATGGCAGACGCCGTAATCCAGGTATCTCAATCCGCACATGATGCGTTCCCGGACCCAAGAAAAGCCGTAGAATTCATGGAAGGTATCCAAAAGGTATTCGCTATTGGCGGTGCATCGAAAGAAGCACAAAAGAACGCCATGCTTCAGTTGACGCAAGGTTTAGCATCCGGTCAATTACAAGGTGATGAGTTCCGGTCTATTGCTGAAAACGCGCCTATGATTGAAAACATCATTGCTAAATCTATGGGCGTATCTCGTGGCGAACTTAAGAAGCTAGCCTCTGAAGGCAAGATTACTGCTGAAGTAATTAAAAACGCTATTATGAATAACCTGCCTGAGATTGAAAAGCAGTTTGAATCGCTTCCAAAAACATGGGGCGATCATATGCAGTCGATTAAGAATAAAGCTATTCGAGCGTTCGAGCCAGTGTTCCAACGAATATCCGACCTTGCTAATAGCGAGGGCGTCCGTGAGTTAGTGGACAACGTAACTGGAGCTATCCAAACGGTAGCACCGGTATTCTATTGGCTCGTAGGTGTTATCGGTGAAACGATTAATACCGCAGTATGGGCATTTAACACGTTATCTAACTTTGTTAGACAACACTCGGCTATCATGTATACAGCAATGATAATACTGGGTGGAGTTATGGCTTACTACGCAGTTAAAACAGGAATAGCTGCAGTCAGAACGATTATTGCTGCTGGAGCTATGGCAATTAAAGCCGTAGCAGACTGGGCGGAAACTGCGGCTCTGTTAGCAATGATTGTAGCTCAAGAAGGATTGAACGCCGCATTATATGCGTGTCCGTTAACATGGGTAATCGGTTTGATTGTTGCAGTTATAGTCATAATCTACTTAGCTGTAGAAGCTATTAACTATTTCTGTGATGCGAATATTAGCGTACTAGGAATCGTAGTTGGTGCTTTTTGGGCGTTCGGTTCCGCTATTTTCAATGTGTTCGCATTGGGATGGAACATTATCGCAGCATTTGTTAATTTCTTGGCCAACGTATTTAAAGACCCATTACATGCAGTCGCTAACTTGTTTATCGATATATGGAATGGTATTTGGCAATTCGTGAAAGCCCGGATTAACGACATTATCGATGCGATTAATAAAATCCCTGGTGTAAATATCGATAAAGTAGGCGGTTCTACTGGTGTATTAGAACGGTTCGAGATTGCCGGCGGTGAAACCACTGTCATGGGTAAGATGGATTATTCTAGTGTTACTGGAGCTTTCGGCGAGGGCTATAACATTGGGGCTAACCTTAGCCTTGGTGATTTAATGCCTAACATGCCTGGTGTTAAAACTCCTCAAGAGTTTGACACTAGCAAAATTACTCCAGGTGCTGCTCATGATGCGGCCGATAAGACTAAGAAAAACACAGGTAAGACTGCCAAGAACACGGGCAAGATTGCCAAGTCTATCGACATGACAAATGAGGAAATCAAGGCACTCCGTGAAAGCGCTATCGATAAGTCCTTGAAGAAATGGCAAGATGCTAATGTAATTCACATCCAAATGAATAACGATGTGGAAATCAACAACGGCACTGACCTAGATGGCTTTACAAGTCAAATCTCGAAAGGCTTGAAAGATGCATTTGCAATTCAAAGGGAGGGAATCTAAATGTATTACTTCTATATGGGGACGATGCAGATACCGATTCCCCCTAAAGAATTAACCACTACTATCAATGGCAAGAACGAAACAATGGAGCTATTGGGGAAAGGCGAAGTTAACGTTATTAAACCCGCAGGGCTTACTGACATTGCTTTTAAATTCTTGTTGCC